TCTGAGAATCCGCTTTTTGATTCTCATAGTCCTGTGCCATCAAGAACTCACCAGTGCTCATCAGGCCCTCGCCTACCGGATCCGAACTGCTGTTTTTTAACGCAGATANAACCTCTAACTCTGGATCNACACCACCCNNNTANTNAANNGTNCCCGGGGGAAGNGTACCTTCAGGNGCACCTCGACCCAACTCACCCATGCTTACGCCCGTGTAATCAAAGGCTGGGCCAGTTTCTACAGGCTCTGGCTCTGGTCGCACCTCTGGTTTTATACTCGAGGTTAAAGGTTTTGATGTATCAATAGGTGCAAGATTCGTGGTGTATTCTTTACCCTCATAGGTAAACGTACCACCGTCCCCCTGCTTATCTCGTTCTTCAGCAAACGTCTCAGCAAAAGTTTTGGTAGCCGCTGGCTCAGAATCAATATACTTAACCGTAGGTTTGTAATCCGTCTGTCCAACCTGCTCCGCATAAGAACCTGACGCTGGAAAAAATCCAGTCGGTATACCAATGTCATTCGCAGGAATGTCCGTAGCCGATGCCGGGGAAGAAGCAAACGCACTACCTTCGTTCAAGGAAATCTGAGCGATAACTTCCTTTTCGTCTTTCTGAGCCGTGTTTCCAAAACGAACATCCTGACCAAGACCGTTGTCTTTACCCTTACCAGTATACGTTCTTGTCAAAAACTGAGATCCGCCAGATGTGGTCGTCTCCACCCACTCAAACCCGTCGCCAGCATATTGACCAGTCTTCGATACCTGACCAATCGTATTGTCTGCTTTTGTTAATGATGATTTTGCTGGCTTATCATCGTCACTGCTTGAAGAAGAACCGCCTCCGCCTCCGCCGCTCGGCTCACCAAAAACCCTAGGATCAAATAGTGGATCAAAAAACAACGAGTACCGCATCAGTTAACTCCTAAACTATAATTTGCACCAACCAGACTATAACCTCGTTTGTCCAGTATACGGGTAAACTTATCCATGTTTATACCAGAATCTTGACTCAGGTAAACCATCTTGGCACCCTCACCACTAGCCCACGTCTCAAACATAGCCAATAACTCTAGTCCAACACCCAATTTTCTATACTCTTCTCTCACATACCATAGCACATCTCGCGCAAATTTGTCAGAACTAAAGTAAAATTCACTCATGTTGCCAGCAAAAACACCCACAGTCTCACCACCATCTACCGCAACAATCAATACATGATCGTCCTCAACAGCATACTTTTCCGCTATTTCCAACAATTTCTGGTCGTCAAACTCAATTTTTCCGCTAAATGCGCTCTCCCCAAACGCCAACATGCCCATTTCCACAAAATCTTCTCCCAGTTTTTGCGGTAAATGGTCCATAATCATGTACTCAATCATTTCTTCTTGTATAAACTCTCAATACCACCCGGCGTCCCATACGTCTGCATCATCTTACGCATCGGATCTCCACCAGTGCTCAACGGACTCATGCGACCACTTTTACCAAATCTCGTACCAATCCTAGGTGCCCTCGGACTCAATAAAGGTTTAATGCGCTCCTCACCAAACAACGCCTGTATGCCCTTCATGTAATCTGTCATCTTGTCGCCACCCTCCTGCGGAACAACCCCCGAAGGTTGAGCTTTCGGCTGCTTAACCTGCTTACCACCCAAAATCTCAGCAGCATAAGATTGTGCAGCAGAGGACGGAGATCCACGGTTCACGTTTGTCGGACCACCATTATACGCCATCAATGCCTTGTTATAATCACCGTCATAGTTCTTGATCAACGCTCCTAGATACTCAGCGCCAAAACGTAAGTTGTCCTCTGGATTTAACCTGTCCTGTATTGGCGTAACTCCGTACCCGGGATTTTTAGCAGTCTTTGGTCTGATTTGAGTGTATCCAAGTTCACCAAACTCGCCCCGAGCGTTTTTATCAAACTTACTTTCTTTCTCAATTAAACGTATATAAATCTCTGGATCTACACCATATCGCTCTGCCATCTGTGCAGCGACTATCTTGTGTCTGTTTATCTCTGACATTCTAAAACCCCTGTGGCTATAAAAACACCCTACTATATTCTCAAACGAAAATACACCCGCGATTTTTTTCTAGTGTATTTGCGCCTTTTTTGCCCTGCGTGTTCGCTTGAAACTGCGATTCTTACTCTTGGACAAAACACCTAAATTCTTGGATGAATTGTCCCTAGGATTGCCATTTTTGTGCGTAACATCCTTGCCATCACCCTTTTTTACCTTGCCTTTCTTCATCATTGCAGCCCGGGCCGCGTTTCTAGCGGCCCTGTTTTTCTTTTGTTTATCAGAAGAATGGTAGTTTTTATACTCTGATTTGTAATTTCTAGTCGTTGCCATAAGCATCTCCATACCTATCTAACGAAATTATACACGAATGAATCTATAAAACCAACATTATAGGGTGCACACAGAAGAACGCGGGACGCAAATATCGGGTGGTGGGGTTCGAAGGACGCTCTTCGTTCATAGGTTTTCGCCAGAGTAACCCCTATTCAATATCTAAGCTGGGTTTACAAGGCAACATGGTTCTAGTCTCTAGCTTGCCTATACCTGTGCACTTACTTATCCAGCAGAATATTTTAGGTTAGACCCCTTCGTTTTTTTGGACGATGGCCGGGCTTTCGTGAACCAAGCCCCTTCAGGTCTTGGCCCTACGGGCTTCAATCCCTATCGCAAGTACAACAGTCCTTCGGCCTGTGCGGTTTCCGAACCGCAGTCGGCAAACGGAGACATCCGTTTGATCAATGTTGAAAGAACCGAAGTACCGTACCGATATGTGCGCTGACTCGGTCTGCACATTCCCTCTCCACGAGTCGAGGCATCTGCTCCGTCTCCCAACCTTCATTCTTCAGGCTTGTCCGACTACACATCTGCAACGATCGCGGAGCCTCTTCCGTTTGCCTTGTCGTCAGGTGCACCAGTTCTCTGACTAACTACACACACACATGATCCTCCGTGCGGATTGTCTCTCCGAGTGGCTATCAAATGATATGTCGTAAACCCCAAAAGAGATAGGCTTTTGGGGTCGGAAGGTCTCGGTTGTTCGCGACGTAACAAAGTTCAGACGAAACGTAACTTTGATGAATGAACGTATCGCCACATTGCGGCGGACTTGCGGGCCGTAGTGTCCTCGTCCGGTGCAAGTGTATGCAGATGTCAGTCTCAAAGTTACGAAACGTCAGAACTTTGTGACGTAGCAAAAACCGCCGTTTCACTGACTACCCTCGCGGGGACGCTCGGCTTCCTTTACGATTCCCTCGTTCCTCGGCACGATCATTTGAGTCGCGGGATAAGAGCCATCGCACGAAGAATCGTGTGTGTTTGTTAACTTTATAGGAGGCTATCATGCCAAAGTATAATTACTCTCAATATCAAAATGTTCCTGTCAGCATCGAGGTTACCGTTGGTGAAATCAAGCTACTGGTTCAGATCTTGCAAGAAGCAGGAGACAACTCAACTTCGAAGTACTCTTCGGAGAGATCCGCACATCGTGAGTGGCTTGCTGTTCTTCAGAATGCTGTTCGAGAAATTGAGAGCAGTATCAGTTGGGATAAGAATTCCATCAATCAACCTATCGAGTATAAGGAGACAGCGTAGCTTGGACACTTTGAATCTATTTCATACCCCAATGTCGTGGGATGAACTGATGGATTGGGTTGATCGTCACAATCGTGATGATCGACCTCATCTCATCACAGCAGCCGCAATGGGTTTCAACCTTGCGGTACAACAGTCAAAACAGGAGGATCCAAATGACTGATCTTAATCTTATCACTTCCGAATCTAAAGACGAGTTCTTCGAGGCTCTAAGCAAATCAATCTGGCTACTGTTGCAAGACAAACTAGCCACTGAGATCGACAAGCGCCTTGCGGACTTGGGTCATAACGACTCTGAGTTCGAGATCGAAGACCACCGATGGCAGGTTGACGAGTGGATCAGCACCGCCATGGAGGAGTTCGATCTCTCAAGTCATGAGTATCAGATCGAGGAGATGGTCAACAATCATCTCGAAGGTAAAGAGTTGGAAGCAACCATCAGCTTCAAATAATTCAAACCTGCCGGGGGCGGCATTCTTTGCCCCCGGCTTTCAAACAGAAGGAACGTTATCATGAAATCAGGTATTATCTACAATGGACCCAGTCTCTTGGATGGTACGCCAATCGTTGTAATCGCAACGTTATCTAACCGTAATCGTAAGACAGGGACCGTCGTTCAGACATACATACTTTGTCGAGACATCAACCCTCTCGAAGCCAGTAAGAATGGTTCAGACGCTGCAATATGTGGCGACTGTGTCATGCGAGGCGAGGTCACTACCGATCCGAATCGTAAGATTGCAAAGGGTCGTAAGTGCTACGTCAACCTTGGTCAGGGGGTTCTAATCGTTTGGAGAGCATTCCAACGTGGCGTATATCCTGACGCTACCAATCTAACTGACAGAGTTGGACTTGGTATCAGACGCTTCGTAAGAGTTGGTACTTACGGAGATCCAGCAGCTGCACCGCCTCACGTTTGGGATCAGCTGTTGTCAGAATGTGATCACTGGACAGCATACAGTCATCAGTCAGGTTGGCGACCCGACATCGCAATGCAGTCTGCTGATACTTACGAACAAGCTCAAGATCACTGGGCCAATGGTAATCGTACCTTCAGAGTTGTATCGGACGTCGAAGACATTGACTTCAAGTTCGAGGCAATATGTCCTGCATCAAAGGAAGCGGGACATCGAGTACAGTGCACAGCATGTAAGCTTTGCGCTGGATTCAAACAAGCAAAGTCAATCGCAATAGTGGAGCATTAAATGAAAACTAGAATCGCAGTTTGTTATGACGAGTGTGGAGACGAAGCACTCGCACACGTTTCATTCTTGAACCAGATCCCAGAGGAATGGACGTTTCGATACTGGCAAGAACACAGTGACAGAGAGCTAGCGGAATGGCGGCTCTCGTTACAGGACGAAGATCACTGGGACTTATACTAAAGGAAAGGGGCTTCGGTCCCTTTTCTACTACTATCATAAATAGTGTGCCGCTAAACGCGGTCACTTGCGCGGCGTACCCGCGCTAAGAAAATAGAGTCCTCGTTCCTCGGACACAGTTTCATGGATCTCGGCTCCTCGTACCTCGTCGCCTCGAACCGGGAATTTCGGCGCGTGGGGCCGCAGGGCCGCAGAGCCTCGATCACTGGGCCTCGGACCCTGATAATATATCAGCCGCGTGGGGCCGCAGGGCATCGAACATCGAACCTAGATCCTCGAACCGTTGGCCTACGGTGCTGTTGAGACCTTTTTCTAGCAAATCAGGTCCTTGGCACCCTTCAAACAAATGTATGTGCCTCGTTGAGAGGTGCTTGACCAAGAAAAAGGATGCACCCCCTCGAGCGTAATAAGCCATATGCCACGCTATTTGATGTGGCGAAATTTTTATTGCATTGTTTTTCACTGTTTTTAGTTCGATCCATAAAGGTATGTGATCCCATATCATGTGGATATCAGGAACACCGCCTCCGTGCTTGTTTTCAATCCTCGTTGCGAAGCACTTCTTCGGCAAGTTCTGCCGTATTGTGTTCCAAAAGTTCGCCTCTGGTCCCTTGCTCATCTGGTGTAATATCCTTGTATTCTGCCTCAAGTTGGAATGCTTGTGGGTATTGCTTTCTCAATGCATCGAGCCGCGCCACAATCTGGTCTCTGGTCATCTGGTCAACGGTGTTGATGTTCTCGCGTCTATCGATGGTCAATCCACCCAATGCAGATCTTATTTTCTCTGCGTTGATGGCTGCTGAAAAATGCCCAGCCTCTTCTGCCCCTCGAGATAATTGATGCAGTCGCTCGAGTTGACCAATTGTGGTCACCCCATATCTGCGTTCTCTTTCTTCTCGAAGCTCTTCGATGTGCTCGACAACATGTGGGTAGTCTCGACCATTCAACAAAACAGATGCTCTTTCGTTTGCTAGTTCTGGTGAGTACCCTGCTTGTCTCGCACTCTCGGCATTCGAATAGATGCCCTCGACAATGTGCCTTGCAAAAGTCATCTGCCTGTTTGTCAACTTTCGCTCGTGCTTTTCTTCAATATCTTTTTTAGTCACTGCATTAGTTCTCCTAATGTTATTTACCGTATTAATACCGTATTAATTTCAGTTGTCTATATTACGTTTTTTACACCCAACACCCACTTTTTTTCATTTCCAAAAATCAACTCAGGGCATATTACAGGATTTAATACACCTGTAACGTATTATAATACGCTCATAATACGGTTGGGATATGGGTACTAAGTCTCTGTATATAAACAGTTTATCGTTCTATAATACGTTTAATACGCTGTTTCGACGTTTTTCAAAAACTTTTTTTATGTAAAGGGGGGGTCAAAAAGTATTATATGAAAGTTTTTTTTATTTATTTTATCAAATCAACTTGACAAACCTTTGACAAGTCCCCATATGTGTAAAACGCAAGAGGAGAATTTTAAAAATGGATAAATCAAATAGAAAAATGAGCATCTACATTGGTAACGGTATGACTGCCACAAAAAATCGTTCTTTGGGTGGTTACAGACCAAAAGATAAAAAGCTGTTTTTACAAAATGCGCTGAACGTGTTGTTCGAGATCACTGAAGCTGCGGAAGAGTTAGGGTTCGAACAAGTAGCGTCGGCTTCTAACATTGGTGAAGACACAGTTCTAAAAGCTCTGGGGTTTATGAACAATCAATTCCCAGAGGATAAGTTCCCTAACTTATATGGGGAAGCACTGCATTCAGATGAGGAGAAGGTGTAATGTTAGCGATTGATTGTATGGAAGAGGGGACCATGGTCCTAGATTGGAACCCCGAGAAGTACAAGACCAAGGCAGGTGCTGCCAAAGGTTTGTACAAGGCACTATGCAAATGGTGCAAGGACGTAGGTATGACGCCCGAGATCGAGGTTCACATCTCAACCCCTAAGCAAAACGAGGCTCGAGGATACGGTAGGTTTTGGTGTGTTGGTTTAGAAGCAGGGCCATATGAGTGGGCGGTACATGCGTCATTGCAGATGCCGTTTTGTAAGTGGGGCTTTTGTGAGCCGTACTATAGTTTTGATTTACAGTTTGTAGAGTAGGGGGAAATAATGAGATTATACTATGATCAAAAAGGTGGTTGGGCAGGGACCCAATCGGATGCCAAGAAAGCTTTTGGCAAAGACTGGTGGGAGATCGATGTTCCTACTTCGAAGGCCGAGATGCTTGAGTTCTTGAACTTGCACAATTGTTTGCGAGATCCAAACCTCAAGGAGGATCTCAGCTTTGGACCAATTGTCGTCGAGGACGATGGGGTTGAGGCTCACCCTCAGTCATGCAGTGCCAACCATGAGTATCGAGATCCGAATGCGTATGACGTTAAGGATGTTGTGTTGAACTGTGACCGCAAGCATTTGGGCATGGCACTGGGTGCGATTATCAGTCGGTTACATGATGAACTGGAGGACGTGTAATGTCATTTGGAGATAAAAAACTTTATAGCGTGTCGCGTATGTACACAGTGCAGAGAGTAGCCGAGGTGTTGGCTACTGACGAAGCAGAGGCCGAGCGTCTTGCTCGAGAGAACGAAGGTGATTTGTTCTGGAAAGAGTACGATGGTGATTACATCGAGGATATAGATTTTAATGTGGAGGAAGCGTAATGCACGAATATCATTTTTGTTTTGATAGCGACTACGGTGCTATGTTCGGTACGATTGAGGCGAAGAACGAGAAGGAGTTCTACAGAATTCTCAAGGAAGATCACAAGCAAGACATTGGTGCGGATGGTCACTTTGACTGCCCGATTACTGGTGATGAAAAATTTTTAGATTGGGGGGTGTGATGCCAAATCATTGTTATCAGACTGTTTCGCTGAGAGGAAACATAGATGTAGTTCATCATTTGTATGATGCATTGCAGGAGGGAAAAAGGTTCTGTGATGTTGTGTCACCGATGCCGCTTCGAACATACTTAATGCCTCAGATAGATGAGACTGAGAAGTACGGCTTCGAGACAAAGACCCCTGCTTGGTACAACTGGCGTCTCGAGTTCTGGGGCACCAAGTGGGACGTGTGTGATGTTGAGGTTGTCGATGAAATCAAGATGACCGACTACCAGATTACGTCCGAGAACATCGATAAGGATGTTGAGGTCGAGGCGTGGTTCACGTTTAAATGTTGGACGGCATGGGGTCCGCCTATTCCGATATGGAAGAAGCTACACAACATGGGCGTTCAGGTCCGTGCATACTATGAAGACGAGGGCATGGATTTTCAGGGGGAATTTATGGACGGAGTAGACAAGGCATGGAGACCTCACATCGATGAGGTCATAGAGGAGGATGAAGCATGCAGGTACAAGTAATAGTGAGTCAAACGTTGGAGGGTGAAGTGAACACCTACGTTTGCAAGAACAACCATGTTGCCAATCTTTGGTACATCGATCAGACGCTCGAGTCTGCCCGAGAGTATCTCAATGGGTACGAGTACGATGAAGAAGACCCTGAGTTTGGTGCGTTGCAACAATTGATCGAGGACCTCGAGACTGGGTACTACGATGGTGTTGCGAGGATGGCTTGGGATGCTTGGATGGTTCTGTGTGATATTATCAAGGACGATCAGCCTGAAGGGTTGGAGATCGAGTGCTATCAGGCAACGGTTCTTGAGGATTGGCAGGTGTCAAAATGACGGATCGTGAGATGGAAGACATGTTGGATGAAATATTCCGCAAAGTATTCAAGGAGGATTGGTGATGGAAATAACCGAAGGATATTACGATTGTGTTCCAGAACGTACAGTCAATGAACGACATGGTTCATGCACTGCCTATACAGCGTACATGAATGGGCAACCGTCATTCACTTTATATTTATATGACAAAAGCCCAAACATGATGTCTATTCACGAAGGAGGTGAAGAATGGGAAGAGTAAAAGCTTGGATGATGGATCGGGAGGATCGAGCCTCAGACCGTGGGGCCGCAGACCGATATTATGGAAGACAGCCAGAGCCACATATCTGGTTGGATAACATTGGCAAGAACGTTGTGTCCGAGGTCGATATGACCGAGGGTGAAGTTAACGCATATTTTGAAGGATGGTGGAATGAAGAAGACAGAAAAGACTGGGGATGAAATGGTGGGCAATCACATGCCTGACACAATAAGTGAATTCGTGTGGGCAATATCTGGGTTAACTCATGTTATAGGTGAAGAGTTCACCACCTCTACCGACGAGGGTCGGATTGTTTCGTGGTCCGATGGTGAGAGTGGATACTTCCTGACGCTTGTGATGGATGACACCAGTGGTTGTCATGCGTTGATCGGGGATCATTTGAAGGATCCTCAGAAAACTTATGCATCGATAGGATATTGCTACTATCACAATATAAGTATTGAGTTGGCGTGGAACGTGGATGAAGATGAGATTAAGAAGGAGACGATGCAATGACGACCTTCGCAAAGGAGCTACCGATCTTGGAGTTTGTGCTCAATCAAGATTATCCTTTCGAACCAGTGTTGAGATTTTCAGAGAAGTATCTCAACTCAGGGAATGTCGCACCAACCAACAAGCTGATGATGCTTGTGGGTTTGCGACAGCACCTCGAAGAGAAGATGTTAGACATGTACATCGAATGCAAGGATGACATGCCAAAGCATTTGTTCGAGGGCATGATGAGAGCAATGGATCCAAAGGCTTTGGGTTCATTACAAACAGCAGAAGCACTGCTTAACAAAATAGAAAAAAAGGAGAAGTAAATTGTACCAAGTATCTTGGTTTAAGACTGAAGACGGCAAGGTGACCGAAAAAGACTGGATTACCTTCGATACATATGAGGAGTTGCAGAAACATCTGGAGATCCTTCCGAGAGAAAACTCGATCCTGTCCATGGTTTGTCGAGAAGACTTTGATTTACCTGACGACCAGTTTGAAAAAGCCGCATGGTTCGATAACATGATGGGCTTATTCCCAAAGGATCTTAGTGACTCAGAGGTCATGGCAACCATCATGTCGATTGCCCAACGGTATTGGACAAGCAAGGACATGCAGATGGCGGCGGGTATGATGCTCAAGGCATCGAAAGAAAACTGGCTAGAGCAAATAGAAGGAGGAGAAAAATGTCAGATACATTAACTCGTGGAGAGCAACTGCTCAATGAACTGGGGCGTGACATTGGAACGTCGGTGCAACTAGCAGATCGAACAGGGATCAAAGTATCCACGGTTCGATACTACATGTCGAAGTTTCATAAGGAGGGAAAGATCGAGGTCAGCCATACTTATGAGGTTGGCAACCCCTGCTATGTTTGGCGGTTAGTTGATGCCTAGGCTTATAGGCGTGGGGCCGCAGCGCCAAAGGAGGACATTGGATTTGTACTGTGAGGACTGCCAGTTCGAATGGGAGGCCGCAGAGTTTCCAATGGATGTAGAAACTTTGGAGCAACTGACTAAGTCTCGCTGTGTTATTTGTCATGGCGAGAATATCAGTGTCTTCGAAGCAAGTGTGGAGGATCCAAATGTCCAAGAATCCTGAATACCTTTCCCCGTTTCAACGGGGTCAGGTTGATTTTTTAAAAAGAGAGGTAAACCGATGGATTGATGAATCATTAAAAAGAGACGCGGATAGTGATGCCGCGCAGCGTTTGTTTCACGCGAGGCGTGAACTCAAGCGGTACGTTGAAGAACTTAGATCAATAGGAAAGTTAATATAATATGCAAGGATTGTTACAGAAAGTTACAGCCGGAGTAGTTAATGTTATCTACTCAAGATATATGGAGGGTCCGGGCGCAGCGTTCGGGCTGCTCGAAGACGGAACTAAAGTTTTCATTAGCCCGAAGAATTATCGGGAGGGTTATGTGCCTGAAGTGGGTGACACAGTGGAAGTAATCATTGTGCCAAACCACCCAGATCATAGAGACAAGACAGATTTCAAAGCTGTGTCTTGTAAATTTATATGTTCTCTGGAAGCATCTACGCCTGAAAATATCGTGCAAGTCAATAAAGAACCAACGCTCGAGGAGAAAATAATGGACGTTCTCGACGGTTGGGTTGACGACAATGGAGACTGGATCCCGATAACAACACGTCAACTTTGTGACGAGTTGGGAAGCAACTATGGTGTAGCCGCAGATATTCGAGATGAATTGTCGAGGTTACATAAGTCTGGTAAAATTGTAAAAGCTGATATAAAGTCCACGGAAAATCAGAAGCGTGTTTCGCTTACTCTGTGGGCGTACACGTTGCATGCGTTCACCTATGGAATGGAGGAGAATGAAATAGATGAGGCAATGGAAGTACACAGTTAAAGATTATCAGAAGTGTGCTAGTGAAGGATTCACGCTTGCGGAGACGGCAAAACACTTAGGTGTTTCTTCGCAAGCTGTATACGACACTGCCAAGCGTCACCAATTAGTTTTTGCTAGAAAGGATAAACGTGGCGGATTTAGATTACGAACAGGTCCTGAAACGTTTGATGGAACAGTCAGCGGTGAAAGAGAACGCCGCAGCCCGGAAAAAGTGGGGGGTATCGGGTGGGGCGAATACGATTACGAGATCTGCCCAACCTGTCATCAAAAAACCAGACAACTCAAAAAAAATTAAGGCTCTACAGAGGCAAGTTGATCGTTTGCTGAAAGAAATAGAGAGTCTAAAATAAAGAGGGGCCGCAGGATTTCTGCGGCCCTTGAGTTTATTGAGGTGCATTTATGTGTAAATGCAAGCAGTGTAAGGTAGTGCAAGACTACCACAGATTATTTTTCAGGCAAGAATTTTCTATTCACCCAGTCAGGTCCCTTTCGATATCCTCGAATATCGACAGCCGACATGCGTGACCATCCTCGAGAGAATGCCCGGGCAACATCGATGTCTAGCCCGGTTAACTCTGCAATTTCTTTTGCTGTTGTTTGTTCGGATGCATAACCAGTGCATCGTTCTTCGAGCAGCTTGGTTATTTCTTTGGGGTCATAGTCAGCCATTGACGTGCCTCTTCTCCTAATACTTTCGCACCGATGTCGATTTTGGCCCGGAGTGCCTTGACGATTTTCTCATCGATGGACCCCTCGGTTATCAGATCAACATAGGTCACTGGGTTGTGTTGTCCAATCCTATGTGCCCGGTCCTCAGATTGCATCCGAGTTTCGAGGTTGAAGTCATTAGCATAATAGACCACGAGATTAGCTTCCGTCAATGTCAGCCCGTACCCGGCGGTTGCCGGGTTGCCAACAAAGAACCGGAGGTTCGAGGACGACTGAAAGTCTTGCACGATCCTGACCCGTTCATCGTCCGGGGTGTCACCGTAGTAAGAAGCAGCCACGCCCGGGCCAAACTTCTTGTTAATCATTTCTACAATCTGTTGGATATCGTATCTGAATCTTGACCAGATGATAGCCTTGCCGTCGTGCTCTTCGAGGATCTCTTCCAGTGCGTCCATGCGCTTCGATGGGAAGGTAACCATCTCTCCCTCGTCTGTCTTCAGGTGCCCGGACAAAATTTGTTGGAGCCGTAGTAGCTGTGTGATGACAGCCGGGGCAGATGTCATCTCGCCATCCTCGAACAGAACCATGGCGTGACGCCTGAGACTTTCGTACATCTCGAGTTGTTCTTTGGTGGTCGATACATATCTGACCGTGTATGTTTTTTCTGGTAGATCCAGACAATCTTTTTTCAGGACTCGATACGAAAACTCATCGATCATTTTTGTTAGCTCCTCGAGGTTTCTGAATCCTATGACCTGATTGAAAGACTGAGCGCCCATCTTTCTGCGCTGCAACACAGCGTATCGAGCTTGGAATGCGTAGAAGGAATCGTATCTCAACAATCCTTCTTGCAGGAATTCTGCTTGGGAGAAAATGTCAAGCGGACTTTTTGTAATGGGAGACCCTGTCAATAATCTTTTGTACTTGAATGCCTGTGCAATTTTTGTCAAAGCTTTGGTGCGTTTGGCTTTGTGGTTCTTGATGGTCGTTGATTCATCGATTGCAATCATACCTCTTTGTCCAAACGCACGACCCAACCACTCCCCGGCTTGCTTACCTTTAACAGATGAGAACGCTTCGACGTTCATAACAAACACTGTCAGCCCTTCGAACTTGTCTTTGACCGAGCGCATTTCTTCTTGCTGCTTTTTGTTTGCCCCGGCTACCCATCTAATCACACGCACAGGAACATCGTCTGACATATGCTCCGGGATTTCTTTCGATACCCAGTTGCGATACACACCTTTTGGTGCAATGATCAGGGCAAAATCTAGCTCTCCTTGCAAGTGCAGCATGCCGATATTGTCGATCAGGACCTTCGATTTACCTGTCCCCATCTCCATAAAGTAACCAAAAAACTTACGTTGTCCACCAAGGTCCAAAGCAGTTTTTTGATGTTTATACGGTTTTGTTTTAAATTTGTACTTGTAATCCATCTAGTTCTCCCTATATAGTCCAATACATGGACCGTTTGGTTCGAAATTTCAACCCTGAAGAGGAAAAAACTTATCATGACTGATATCTTTGAAGACTACTTCGATGAGAGCGAGGCACTTGCTCAAGTCGATTCGGGAACAGGAAAGCAACTTAGTGATCTTGTTCGCACACTTCGCAACGTCGAGAAGCAAATCGAGGATGCGGAGCTTCACATGAAAGCATTGAAAGCTGAGAAGCACAAGCTCTCTGTGGAGAACATACCCTCACTTATGGACGAGATGGGCGTTGAGCGTCTTGATGTCGATGGTCTGACCGTCGAGAGAAAGATGATGGTGCATGCCTCCATCCCTCAAGACCGTAAGGATGAGGCATTCGCTTGGCTGCGTGACAATGGCTTGGACGACATTATCAAGAACGACGTGACTTGTTCGTTCGGCAAAGGCGAAGACAATATGGCAGGGGACGCAATTGGTGTCCTGCAAGAGAAGGGTTTTGATCCTAAGACCAAGACTCATGTTCACCCATCTACTCTAAAAGCGTTCGTCAAGGAACGTGTGACAGATGGTAAACCGATTGACCTCGATATGTTCGGGGCATTCATAGCTAACGCAGCACAGATCAGGAGGAAAGCATAATGGCAAACGCTGTAGCAAATAAGAAAGAGACATCTGTATCAACGGATGTCATGGATGACATACTAGAATTTGCAGGGGACGGTGCAGTCTTCGAAAGCTCGGAGATGCAAATACCTTTCTTGAGAATTCTTCAGGCATTGTCACCACAGTTGAACAAGAAGAAGCCGGAGTATATCGACGGTGCATCTTCCGGGGACGTGTTCAACACAGTATCTAATCAGTACTGGGATGGTGAAACAGGTGTCGTGTTGATTCCATGTTACCAGACTACTAAGTATCTGGAGTTCACACCTCGTGAACAGGGCGGTGGTTTCCATGGGGAGATTGCTGCTAACGATCCTATTCTCCAAAAGACTGAGCGCCAAGGCGCGAAGGAATTGTTGCCCAACGGTAATGAGATGGTGAAGTCAGATCAGCACTACTGTCTAGTTGTTGACGAGGACGGTGCGTTTCAGCCTGTCGTCGTGGACATGAAAGCGACACAGCTAAAGGTTAGCCGTCGTTGGAAGACACAAATCGCTATGCAAAAAATCAAACACCCGAAGACCGGGCAGATGGTTACTCCGCCTGTGTACGCGACTATGTGGAAGTTGACCACAACTGAGGAAAGCAATGACCAAGGTTCGTGGGGCAACTACCAGATAGAAAAAGTAGATCTGGTTAAGAACCGTGATCTGCTGCTCGAAGCCAAAGCGTTCCGTGAGAGCGTGGCTGCGGGTGAGGTTAAAGCTGCTCCTGAAGAGACTCCCCCCGAGTCTCGGAAAGAGGACGATTCGATACCGTTCTAAGCAGCTTTGGGGAGGCGACATTGCTCACTCTTGCGCCTCCCCTTTAACCTCAACAGGAGTAACTTATGTCAGCAGCAGAACAATTGTTGGCGGTCTTCGAAGGATCACAGAAAGGCCACGGTGCCACGAACGTGGGGCGCATTGGTAGAAACGGCAAAGCAGATGCCAAAAGTTTCGTGATTCGAGAAACGTTGACAGCAGAAAAATTACAGGGCCACATCGATGGCGAACAGGGAATCGGTTCGATACCGATCCGTTCTGGTGATGTGTGCAAGTTTGGTGCTTTGGATATTGACATTTATGATCTCGATCACAAGACGCTGAACAAAAAGATACAGGATTTAAAGCTGCCTCTTCTCCATTGCAGGTCGAAGTCGGGCGGCGCACATTTATTTTTATTTTTGAAGCACTGGGAACCTGCGGCATTGGTCCGTGAGTTGTTGTCCGAGATGGCGTCAGCCATAGGGCACTCTGGTTGTGAGGTGTTTCCAAAACAGGATACGATTATCGAGGACCGGGGGGATCTCGGTAACTTTATTAATCTCCCATACTACAATGCAGAAGAAACCATGCGGTATTGTTTCAACAAGAAGTGTGAAGCAATGACCTTGGATCAGTTTCTAAAAGCAGCAGAGAAGTCTCGAGTATCGATGTCCGAGTTGACAGAGATGGAGTTCGGTGGAGAGCGCATACACTTCAGTGACGGTGCGTACTGCTTGGAGTTGATCTCGAGCTTGGGCAAGGTCACAGAAAACAGAAACATTTTTATGTTTGCGGTGGGCGTGTACTGTCGCATGAAATGGTCGGACGACTGGAAGTCGCACCACGAAGAATACAATCGTATCTTATGTGAGCCACCCCTCCCGGCCTCGGAGGTTATGCAGCTACAGAAATCTCTGGAGCGCAAAGAGTACTTCTACCAGTGTGACGTGTGTCCATTGAAGGACCACTGCAACAAAGACATATGCCGCACCAGAAAGTTTGGCATAGGCGAGGACGCTCCTGACTCAGCCAAAATAGATGGACTTACTATCATGCAGTCAGAGCCTCGATTATATTTTATGACCGTCGATGGTGGTCGGTTGGTCCTATCAACGGATCAACTACAGCATCCAACACTGTTTCAACGTGCGTGTATGGAGCAGCTAGATATAATGCCACCAGTTCCAAAGCCATCGCTATGGCAGAAAACAATCAACGGAATGATGCAAACAGCTACAAAAATCCCGGTCTCGGAGGAACTTACATACTCTGGTCAGTTCCGTGAGCACCTGAGAAATTTTTGTACAAGCCGTATTCGAGCTATGTCCCCAGAGGAGATGGAGC